ATTGGGATATTGTTGCAGGGGGAGCATTTGACGATGTTTGGAAGCGAGCTATTCATGTCTTGCCTCGTTTTCAAGTGCCAATTACTTGGTATTTGGATCGTACATTTGATTGGGGAAGTACGCATCCATTTTATGTAGCTTGGTGGGCGGAAGCTAATGGAGATGAAGCAACATTACCGAATGGTGAGAAGTTTTGTCCCGTTCGTGGCTCTTTAATTATGTGTGCTGAGTGGTATGGAACAAAACAGATAGGCACGAACAAAGGTTTGAAAATGCCGTCTGGTACTGTTGCTGAAGGTATTCGTGAGCGAGAAAAACAATTGCTTGCTGACGAATGGATTTTGCAACAACCTTTTGCCGGTCCCGCTGATAATCAGATTCGTGATGTGCGTGAGTCTGATATAGACACGATTGAAGAGAAAATGCGGGAAAAAGGCATTCGATGGACGGAAAGCGATAAATCTCCTGGCGCGAGACGTAACGGCCTTGAACTTCTGCGTGAACGTTTATTGAACGCGAAGCTCAAGGAAGGAACGGCGATTTATTTTATGGAAAATTGCCGTGGTGTCATTGCAACGCTACCAATTTTGCCGCGTGATGAAGTGAAGTTTGATGATGTTGACACAGACGCAGAAGATCATCCCTATGATGGGGTTCGTTATCGTGTCCTCAAAGGTGCGCGAAAGAAAGCACAGACAATTCCTATAAGGTGGGCAAACTAAATGGCGAAGAGAAATGGCAAGCGGCTTGGGAACAAAGCGCAAGGTACGACGCCGGTAAGTGGAAGCGGAACAGGTGTTAATTCTCGCGCCAAGGTCAATTACTATAGGGAAGAATTGAACAGTCTATTGCCGCAATACTATTTGATTCGTGATTGCATTGAGGGAGAGATGGCCGTCAAAGGCATGATCGGAACGCAAAGTAACTATCAATCCGGTGCTGGCAATGGTGGGTTGCCTCTTACTACTACGAATATCCTTATCGCAAGGGCGCTGCGTTACCTTCCTCAACCAAATCCCGAGGACAAATCCAAAGCGAATATTGAGCGTTATAAATCGTATGTCATGCGAGCACAGTTCTATAATGTAACAGGTCGAACACTTGAAGGAATGACCGGCCAAATCTTTCTGCGAGCGCCCGTTGCTGAAATTCCCACAGAATTGCAAATGATGGTTGATGATGCTGATGGCAGTGGGATGACATTGGAACAAGCCGCTAATCGTTGTGTGCGTCATTGCATTTCGTATGGGCGAACGGGCCTTTTAGTTGACTATCCTGTGACGAATGGTGATACCACCAAGAAAGAATTAGAAGAGGATGCCATTCGACCGACGTTCATCATTTACAATCCATGGGACATTATCAATTGGCGGGTTGAAATGCGTGGAGCAGAAAAGATTATTACCTTTTTAGTTTTGCGTGAAGTAATTGATGAAGAAGGCGATGATGGTTTTCAGTTAAGCACATATGAGCAGTTTCGCGTGTTGAGCATTGATCCTGACAGTGGCGATCATTTGGTTGAATTATACTCCACGACTAAAAGCGGCTTTACGCAGACTGCAACATACACGCCGAAAGATGCAAGTGGAAAAACTTTTCAAAAGATTCCATTTATGTTCATCGGATCAGAAAATAATGAAGTGCTTCCAAATAAACCTCCGTTGTATGATCTAGCTTCAACGAACATTTCTCATTATCGCAATTCTGCCGATTACGAAGAATCGTGTTATCAAGCCGGTCAACCAACACTTGTCTTAACCGGCTTGAGCGAAGATTGGGTCACGAACGTTTTGAAGGGTTCGGTTGCATTGGGTTCTCGTGCGGCAATTCCGCTGCCCGTTGCGGCTACAGCAAACATCTTGCAAGCCAAACCCAACAGTATGCCATTTGAGGCAATGACGCACAAAGAAGCGCAGATGGTTGCTTTGGGTGCAAAGCTTGTAACTATTCAGCGAGTAGCGAAGACGGCAACGCAACAGATTATTGAAACGACTTCTGAAAGTTCGCCATTGACTACGATTGCAAAGAATGTTTCGAGCGCAATTGTGTGGGCACTTGGAATTGCCGCTGATTTTGTTGGTGCTGTAAAAGATTCTATTAAGTACGACTTGAACAAGGAATTTGATTTAACTAGCATGACCGCTGACGATCAGAATGCAATTATATTGCAATGGCAATCTGGCGCACTAGCATCCAGTGAAATGAGAACTGCTTTGACAAAGGCCGGTGTTGCGACCCTCACTGATGTAGCATGGAAGGCGGAAGTGAAGAAAGATATTGAAGACGGAATCATTGCTGATCCGGTTGCGCCTGTGCTCGGTAATCAGGCAACTCCTCCCAACGATGGTGGTCAACCGCCGAAAGCGGCATCCGGCGAGGGAGGCCCGCAACCTGGACCGCGCCGAAGGCTTGGAACGCCGAAGGGATCAGCATAGTTTGAAATAGTTCTTGACAAATTTTCGATTTGCGTATTAGATGTTTAACAATTAGTCCCCCATCACAGGAAGGCTAGGGGTTCGGATGCGAGCCGAACCCCTCTTTCAAAATTTGAAAGGCTGGTGTTCTTATGGCGCTGAAACGCAAGGTTACCAAAGCTGAATATACGGCTCTTGATCCGAAGCTACAAGCGGAATATAAGCTTGTGGGTGAAGAATACATTTTGGAAGCCGAAGGCTTTGATGACCCTGTTGAACTTAAACGCGCTAAAGATCACGAAGTTGAAGGCCGCAAGAAAGAGAAAGAAAGAGCGGACAAAGCGGAGAATGATCTTCGAGAGGAACGCGAGAAAGCCGCAAAAGCAACTGGTAACGTCGCTGATTTGGAAAGGTCGTATAAAGAGCGCGAAGCGGCTGCAAATAAGACGCACAAAGAAGAATTAGCAAAGCGTGATTCACATCTTCAAGCAACGCTTGTTGATTCAGTTGCAAATCAATTGGCTGCGAAGTTGGGCGGAGCGAATGCCTTAGTTCTTTTGCCGCACATTAAAACTCGATTGACTTCTGATTTAACCGGCGAGACGCCTTTGACTCGCGTTTTAGGCAAAGATGGAAAAGCATCGGCGGCAAGTGTTGAAGATTTGGAAAAGGAAATTGCGAATGATCCATTGTTCAAGTCGGTGATTGTGGCAAGTAAGGCGTCTGGCGGCGGTGCTGCCGGAACCGGTCGTAACGCTAATGGGAACGGTGCTCCCGCTGGCGAAAAGAAATTCAAGGAATTGAACGATCAAGAACGAGCAGATTGGTACAAAACCGATCCCACAGCGTTCAACGCGGCTTCTGCCGCTGCGCGTGCTGAAGCATTGCAGCGTCCGACCGTGCAAAGGGTTCTTTAGTAAATCGTTTTCAAACAGCGGTGCTGTTTGAATGAACGATGCTGGCGGTGCCATCATCTTTCAAGTTGAAATGGTTTGACTTTCAAATTTGATTGGTGGAGGCATCCAATGGCAAGTGTAATGCTTTCTGACGTAATCATTCCTGCCGTATATATGTCATATACGGGTGTGGACAACCCCGAACTTACCGCATTTTTTCAGAGTGGCGCGGCTGTCCGAAACGAAATGCTGGACAATGCTTTTCAAGCTGGCGGAACTATTGCCAATCTTCCTTTCTGGAACGACCTTGATCCGACCGTTGAACCGAACTATTCTACGGATCAACCTACCGACGTAGCAACTCCGAACAAGATCAATGCTGGCGTGCAAATTACTCGCATTGCCAACATGAACCAAGGCTATTCTTCGGCTGATCTTGTGGCGCAACTCGCCGGTTCCAATCCGATGCAGCGCATTAGGGACCGTTTTTCGACGTACTGGACTCGCCAGTGGCAACGCCGCGTTCTCCGTACTTGTCAAGGCATTTATGCCGCGAACGTCGCAGGGAATCAGCCGGTATCCGCGTACTCCGCGCCAAGCGACATGGTTTACAGCATTGCGCTGCAAACCACGACCGGCATCACATCTGCGAACTTGTTCAACCGCGCAGCTTTCGTGAGCGCGATTGCAACGCTTGGGGATCAGTTCGCCAAGGTCGTTGCGATTGCCGTTCACTCAGTCGTATATATGCAGATGGTCAAGAATGATGACATTCAATTCATTCGCCCTGCTACGACTGATCCGATTTTGCCTGTGAGTCAGAACGGGCAGCCGTACTTCCTGGGAAAGCCTGTCATTGTGGACGATTCCATGCCGGTGATTGCGGGTACAGGTTCGCCAGCATCATTCATCTACATGTCGATCCTGTTTGGTGAAGGAGCCATCGGCTACGGTGAAGCATTGCCTTTGATTCCAGTCGAAGTGTACCGGCGTCCCGATGAAGGCAACGGCGGCGGCATTGAACAATTGTGGGAACGTAAATCCATGGTTGTTCATCCCTTCGGTTACCAGTTCACCAACGCATCAGTGGCCGGTTTGACGCCTACCCTTAATGAATTGACTTTGGCCGTGAACTGGCAACGCATTGTACCGTTCCGTAAGAACGTGCCTATTGCGTTCTTGTTGACCAACGGCTAACCACAAGTTTCCTCCTGGGGGTGAATTTGCGAAAGCGGTTCACCCTCGTTTTTCAAATTTAGTTTCGAGAAAAGAGGATTAAAAATGCCTACACATCAGCAATTGTTGGATCAGCAAGCGGAGATCGGCGCGAAGCTTGGGACAGGTTCGGAGAGAAAAGTGGTCGAAGCGGTGAAAGCAATTGCCGCACAAAACTTTGGTCCTGGCATTCAAGGGGCACATCCGAGAGACATTAACTTTTCGGACGCAGACGATCCATTTGGCGGCAACGTGAACAATCGTAAGGTTGCAGAACGTATCGCCGGTCAATCGCGCATTGCATTTACGAACTTGTCCAAACCAATTCACACCGGCGATCCGCAAAAGGCACGGCGCGACATCGAACGGTCGAAAACGTTTACTCCCGATCCTGTTGAAGAAACGGAAGACGTTGAAGTTGCAGAGCCGATCCTTCTTCGACCTTCGGCGGATAGTCCAGCGGCAAAGCGCGTGGATGCTCCTCTCGGTCCACCGACCGTATCGGTCGTTGCTCCGGTGGCACCACCGACGTGGAAGCCTAACGCTTAATTAGGGAGCGAAATGGGACTCATTGTTGAGAACGGAAACGGCATTCAAAATGCCAATTCCTACGAGACGGTCGCAGGGGTTATTAGTTATGCCGCTAATCGTGGCATAACTTTAACCCCTGACGGCGCGATCTCAACAGCGACTCCCTATATCGCCGGTGGAACAGGCGGCTATGTAGTCGGTGATGTGGTTACGGTTGTGCAACAGGACGCGAGCGCCGGTCAACTTTCTGTTTTAACGATTGATTCATTTGGCAATCCTACTTCATATTTAATTCAACAGGGAGGCGTCAATTATATCTCTGCGAGCGGAATGCCCACGATTGGCGGAACGGGACAGAACGCGCAAGTTTCTTTGACAACTGTGGGCGGCATAATTACGGCTGCGGTGCCGTTTGTTCCGGTCGTGAGTGGCTACGTGGTCAATGATGTTTTGAATATCCTTCAGTTGAACGGCGGGAATGGTGGTCAAGTAAAGGTATTGAGCGTGAGTGCTGGCGTTCCGACTTCCTATTTAGTTTTGACGCCGGGAACGAGTTACGGAACTGCGAATCAATTGAACACGACAGGTGGAAGTGGAAACGGCCAAGCACAAGTGAATATTACTGTTGCCTTTGGACAAGTTTCTATTTGGTTGATAAACGGGACGGATTATTTGGAATCGTATTCTCAGCAATTTGTTGGGCAACCGGCATCGTGTACGCAAGCTCTTTCATGGCCGCGTATGTGTGTCCAGTTTGACCCTGAAAATCCGTTTCCAGATGACGAAATTCCGCCAGCGTTAATTGCCGCTTTAGACCAATGCGTTTTAGCGCAAGCTTCTGGAATTAACTTGTTGCCTACAGTGAATTATGCTGCTACTGGCGGATTTAAGATTGAAAAGAAGGTGGGACCAATTATCACAAAGTTTTCTGAACGAATCGGCACCACGACCCAACCGCTATTGCCTGGAGTGATGGCGCAATTGAATCAATTATTGATTCCTGGTGTGGCGCTTCGGACGGTGCGAATTTGAGCGCTTATGCGGACACTATCGCAGACGTTCAGGCAATGATTGCCGATGCTGCGGGAAATGGTGTGACGAATTGGATACCGCAAGACGTGACGGTGCCGAATGCAAGTGAACCTTGGCACACAGCGGCGGTTGCTAATCCGCCATCGTTTCCGGTAACGATTGTGTTTTTGCCGGAGGGCAGTTCGGCTGGATCAGCGCTTGAACATTTGATGAAAGGAACGTCCGTTGTTGAGGGCGCTCCACAGGGTTTAATGGGTGCCGTAACAGGTTTTACGCCTTCGGTTGACGATACGGTAGTACGAGTGTTGCAATCTGGGAATGTTACTTTGATTGTTAAGGCGATTGACATTCTTGCACCCGATGGGTATCCGATTTTGTACACGATTACGTTTAATTAAATGGCAACAACATATCAAGCTGCGAAAGATGAGATGTTTGCAGCCGTGTATAACATGTTGATTAGCAGTTTAGTGACAACGTTACTCGGATATACGCCGGATATTCGTTTTAGCGGAGTAGCGGAACCGAATGAACCTGATCGAACAAAGTATTGGGTGCGGATTTCGTTGCAAGTGGTGACAGATCAGCAAATTTCGCTGATGAATGCGTATCAAAATGCTCTATTTCAAGCGGATGGCTTGCTTTATATTCAAATTTTTTGTCCGCGAAACAAAGCTGCATCAATTGATAACGGTTTAATAATCGCTTTGGCAGTACAAAACGTTTTTCGTAATCAATCGGCTGATGGGCAAGTTTGGTACACAAAGCAACGTGTACAAGAATTACCTGAAGATGATTTGAGTTATCCGATTTTGGTTTCAACTCGTTTCACGTACAAGACTGAATCGCAAGTAATAGCATAGGAGAAATCACATGTCAGTTCCGCCTACCTCTCAAAGCAGCAATGTAACTG